GTTCCTTGAGTTCCTTGGAATCCCTGAGAACCGATAACACCTTGAGTTCCTTGTGAACCTTGTGATCCAGTTGCTCCTTGAGTTCCTTGGAATCCCTGAGAACCAATTTCACCTTGAAGTCCTTGAGCACCTTGTCCAACAAATTCACCAGAAAGTCCAGTTGCACCTTGATTTCCCCTTTCCCCCTGCAATCCCTGGGTTCCTTGCAGTCCTGTCGTTCCTTGCGTCCCTTGCGTTCCTTGAGCTCCAGAACTACTTGCAACTATTTTTATAGCATTTTCTTGGCCGACTTTTACGGTTGGTAGATTTTCAGAATTTACACGTACCTTTATATCTGCCATTAGTTGAATACTCTCTTATTAACAGAAAATGCCCTCGTTAAGGATATTTATCTAACTAACATTATTTCTTCTTGGTCGATATGCATAAAGATTCGTAGGACTTTCTGGTTTCATCCAATTTTTTATTTTAAGATAATTATCATGAGAAAAAAAGTCTTGCTTATAATACCACTCTTCCCAAGGAGTATGACCTTTAGATTGATTACAAGAATGACAACATGCAACTACATTTGTTTTAATATCAAGTCCACCTTTACATTGAGGAAAAATATGGTCAAGAGTTATGTTTTCTTCAGATTTACAATACGCACACTTATATTCCCATTGCTCTTTTATATTTTTTTTCCACATTCGTTTTGCTTCTGCTTTACTAGTTGTTTCAAGATTGAACAAGTAGTCCTTAAACGAGTGTAGAGGAACCATAAGTATTTGCAACCTATGTTTATTTATTCCTCGTTTTAATAACTTCTATTAATTCTTTAATGGTTATATAAATGTAATGCCACTCATCATAATAAGTGATATCAGAATCTCTGGTTAAATATTGTTTAATTTTATTAAAGTTCATTTGCTTTTAAATTTTTACCTTTAGTTTTCCACCATTCTATAATTTCATCATGGGATCTTATGTGATAATGATCACATTGCCCATTAAGATTTTGAGCAGTTTCTCCCATAAGATCTAGATAAGATGATTTGCATCCATGTATATCTTCAACAAAAAGTGGGAATGAATATATCGGTCCAAAAGAAGAAAACATAATTGTTTCAACAACAGGAACTATAAAGTTTTCTGCCCTACCACTAACATCATTTCCTTTAACATCCAAATAGAATTTATCGTCTGGATGATATGTTTCTATTAATTTTCTAGCATGTTCTCTAGAAATTAAATACGCGCAGGCGGACCAATCACACCAACACCTATTTCTAAACTTATCTCCATAATAAAATAGATGTTCTCTTATCCAAGCAAGTTGAATACACTCCCAATCTTTTGGCAACCTTTCTAAAAATTGATCCCATGTAAAGTTCCAGTAATCAACTGTTTCTAAACTAAGATCATCCTCACAAAAGAATGCATAAGGTTCGTCAGTTTCATAATACCATTGTTTAACCGCCTTTAAGTGAGAAGTTACTGGTCCACGACTACCCTCACTTAATCTCCATTGCCCAATTCTATCTAGAAATTCAGAAACTATTATATGATCTTCATTCTTATAACGTTTAAAAATATGAGGAGTAACATTATTAATACCAACATCTTTAAATTTTTCAATTAAAAGATTTCTTCTTTCTACAGTTTCTTCAATACTAATAAAATGGACTGGTGGAAAATTTTTTAATTTCTCAGATCTAGTTAAATCAATCGGTCTAATCAAAACAGATTTTACTCTGTCACGAATGTTATTCATAACATTGTTCCACCAATTTATATTCTTCTCTTGAAGTTCTCTAAGTTTCTCTGGTTGATTCAGTAATTCTTTACACTGCCGAACAGCATCTTCCCAAGTAAGAGCAAAAATCCAAGGTATTGGTGTCACACCAAATTTAAATACAATATCAATTTCACCCTGCCATCTCCAAACAACTACGGGTATTGCACCACATATAGTTGCTTCATAGTGCCTAAAACAATTTAAAGATGTATTTCCCCTACCGCATGGAACAAATATAGAATCGCTATAAAGATCAACTAATTGTTTTTTATCAACTCCACTTTCTTTGAAAAAATAATTATCGATAGAATTTTCAAAAGTTTCTATCATTTTAGCACGATCAGTTGTTGGCAACCATTCATTAACTTCATAATTGTAATAAAAAAATTGCCCATCTTTTATTTTACCAACAAAGGACCAATTATATTTTCTTTTCTCTGGTGGTAATATTTTAATTTCATTAACAGGAGTATCATTAAGATATCCCAATGGCATATGAATTATATTTTCATACGAATATAATGGAGTTTTGCATATTTCTCTTCTAAATTCTTGATGATTATGCTGTCTTAAAAATAACTCACAGTAATTTGCCAATTCATTATGAACATCTAAATCTTCGTGAGCATATTCATCAGACAGTTGAATTACAACTTTTGGTTTTAATTTTAAAACACATTCCAAAGCTTCATCATATGAAGGCATATATCCCCATTCATATATTTCAGGATCTCTACAACTATAGACAAAAACATCAAAAGTTTCGTTAGAATTTCTAACTTGATCTAAAGAAAGAAAATGTACGGACTTTTCTAAACTTTTTGGCAATATTTCATTCAAAATAAAATCATGTTCCCAAACTTCTTCTCTACAATTTCTGGCAAAAAATAATACTTTAATCATTTTCTAAAGATTGTTTATTATATTTGTTTAAACAGGCATTTCTTGCCCAAACACGTCTTAAACTATTTACATAAGAACAAGGTTTTTGTTTCTTTCCACAGTAAGGACATTCTGCATCTGGAGGATCACCAATATACCCTTCAGGTGTATACATTTTTCTTTTTTAATTATCTCATACAATTACAGGTTTCTGCAATCCTTCTGGAAGTTTTTCCTTATAATCATTTAGCACTGGAATTTGTCCAGAAGGAAGACCAAGTTGTCCTGGAAGTTGTTTATCTGTTGTAGAAGTAATATCAATCACCTGATCCATAATAAAACGATGACGATTGTAAGAACGATTGTGAGGATCAAAACTTACCATCATAAGTGCATCATTAATATCACCACAATGCGCAATAATTTTTCCAGTTCTATTTTCAGTTACGACCCAATATTCGTTCATTTTGTGTATGCTTTTCTTTATTATAAGATGGTTTTGATGGATTGTAAAGTTGAGGCCATGTATCACGAATAATTTCTGCTAATTTATAAGGAGTAGTAGAAGTGATCATAAATCTTGCAGTACTGATACTATAAACATAAAAAATCCGAATGCTATGAATGAAAAGAGCATTAAAAACATAAAAAAAGGAGTTCGTAGAACTCCCTTATTTAGATTAGAGTGCGTTACCCCTAGGCAACACTTCCTCTGGGAACACGAAGTTCTCATGAGGTTGATCAACTGGTGCCATCCAGGCACGAAGTCCTTCATTTAGAAGGATGTTCTTTGTGTAGAAAGTCTCAAACTCTGGATCTTCTGCTGCACGGATTTCCTGTGATACGAAATCGTATGCTCTAAGGTTAAGAGCGAGTCCAATAATTCCAATACTAGATGTCCAAAGACCCATAACAGGTACAAACAACATAAAGAAATGGAGCCAACGCTTATTACTAAAAGCGATACCAAAAATTTGAGACCAGAACCTATTCGCCGTAACCATAGAATAGGTTTCCTCTTCTTGAGTAGGTTCAAACGCCTTGAAGGTGTTTGCTTGGTTTCCGTCTTCAAAGAGGGTGTTTTCGACCGTTGCACCATGAATAGCACATAGTAGAGCACCTCCTAGTATACCAGCAACTCCCATCATATGGAAGGGGTTCAGCGTCCAGTTGTGGAAACCCTGAAGGAACAGCAGGAACCTGAAGATGGCAGCAACACCAAAGGAAGGTGCGAAGAACCAACTGGATTGCCCCAGAGGGTACATCAGGAAGACCGAAACAAATACTGCAATAGGACCAGAGAATGCGATTGCGTTGTAAGGACGGATACCTACCAGGCGAGCAATCTCAAACTGACGAAGCATAAATCCAATTAGGCTGAAAGCCCCGTGGAGCGCCACAAAAGTCCAGAGTCCCCCAAGTTGGACCCACCTGACGAAATCCCCTTGAGACTCAGGACCCCAAAGTAGAAGAAGAGAATGACCCATAGAATCTGCAGGCGTTGACACAGCTGCCGTAAGGAAATTAGCACCCTCAAGGTAACTAGACGCCAACCCGTGGGTGTACCAGCTTGTAACAAACGTTGTGCCAGTAAGCCAGCCACCAAGGGCAAGATAAGCAGTGGGAAAAAGTAATAGTCCAGACCAACCCACAAATACAAAGCGATCTCGTTTAAGCCAGTCATCCAGGACATCAAACCATCCTCGTTGTTGAATTGGTTGCGAAAGTGTAGAAGAAGTCATAACCTCCTATGTATTTCTCATATTTATCTTAACATTACTTAACAAAGGAGTCAATAAGCATTTGTGCTTATCCCCAATAAATTACTGACAGAGTGAAGGCAACAAACACAACGATTGTGAAACCCATCATACCTACACCTACCCAGATGATCCAGGGTTCCATAGGATGATGTTGATTATTGTGAGACATAAAAATTCAGTTAATATATTGGTCCAATAATTTGGTGATATTTTTTGTAATATCAACTCCACCAATATATTCTTCTACTTTTTCCCCATCTTCATTAACTACAATCAAGGTAGGAGTTGCATTAATTTTATATTGTTTAGCGATAGAAAGATTTTCTTCATAACCATCATCAAGAAGAAGTTCTTTTACAGATTCTGTTCTTGAATCTGACATAGTATTAAAATACTTTTTGACAAGAATGCAAGGTCCGCATTCTTTTTTAGAAAACAAAAGAAGATTAGACATAAAAAAAGAGGGTTGTTACACCCTCTAATTATATCAGCTATTCAGTTTTTATCAACCAATAGCAGGAGCGCGAAGAGCAACAGGAGTGTTAGTAGCAGCAGCAAGATCCAGAGGGAAATTGTGTGCATTACGCTCGTGCATTACCTCCATGCCCAGTCCAGCACGGTTGAGCACATCTGCCCAAGTGTTGATCACTTTACCTTGTCCATCAACGATGGACTGGTTGAAGTTGAAACCGTTGAGGTTGAACGCCATCGTAGATACGCCCAGGGCAGTAAACCAGATACCGACAACAGGCCAAGCAGCAAGGAAGAAGTGTAGCGAACGAGAGTTGTTGAACGAAGCATATTGGAAGATCAGGCGACCAAAGTAACCATGAGCAGCAACGATGTTATAAGTCTCTTCTTCTTGACCGAACTTGTAACCATAGTTCTGCGACTCTTGCTCGGTAGTTTCACGAACCAGCGAAGAAGTAACCAAAGAACCGTGCATAGCACTGAACAGAGAACCACCGAACACACCAGCAACGCCGAGCATGTGGAAGGGGTGCATCAGGATGTTGTGCTCTGCCTGGAACACAAGCATGTAGTTAAAAGTACCAGAGATACCCAGGGGCATCGCGTCAGAGAAAGAACCTTGACCGAAAGGATAGACCAGGAACACTGCGCTTGCGGCAGCAACAGGTGCAGAGTAAGCAACACAGATCCAAGGACGCATACCAAGGCGGTAAGAAAGTTCCCACTCACGTCCCATGTAGGCGTAGATGCCGATGAGGAAGTGGAACACTACCAGTTGGAAAGGTCCACCGTTGTAAAGCCACTCATCAAGAGAGGCAGCTTCCCAGATGGGGTAGAAGTGCAGTCCAATAGCATTGGACGAAGGGATAACAGCACCAGAGATGATGTTGTTTCCGTACATGAGAGAACCAGCAACAGGTTCACGGATGCCATCAATGTCCACTGGGGGAGCACCGATGAATGCAATGATGAAGCAAGTTGTAGCAGCAAGCAGGCATGGGATCATCAGAACGCCGAACCAACCCACATAGAGGCGGTTATCGGTTGAAGTCACCCAGTTGCAAAACTGTTCCCAAGTATTCGATTGTCGTTGTTGTGAAATTGTAGCAGTCATTTGTTTTAAAAGGGTAAGTAAAAGTTCGGGGGGACGAACGAGTTACAGTATGCTCCGCAACACCCTCCATTGCGGATATGAGAGATACTTTACTTCTCATGATCTCGGTTGGAGAAGAGCAAATGTTAAGAGAACTTTGCATTCCGTAACATTTGTTTACCTATTTATGATAGCACGCCCCCACTGCCCTGTCAAGCCCTGTACTCATCCAATTTGTCCAGGACCTTGTTGAGGTAATGATGCGCTAACCATTTTGGATCATATCCAGATTTATTCATCCACTCTTTATCCAAATCATTTTTTATTTTGAGGACCTCACACTTTATAATGTCCTTTGTCAAATATCCTCTAGGCATATACAAAAAAACTCTGCCTCTTATTTAGAGACAGAGTTGAATATTATTTCTTATTGTTTCAAACTAGTTCTAATTCCAACACAGAAGAACGAATATAATTCAAAATATTCTCTGGAGTAGTCTCTTCATAAGGGTCGGTGTCGGCATTGTCCCGTTGCCCACCCTCAACGAATAGTTTTTGGATGATTCCGTTATCCACAACTGCAGCATAACGCCAAGAGCGACTACCGAAACCAAGGTTAGACTTATTGACGAGCATACCCATAGAACGTGTGAAATATGCATTGCCATCTGGAATGAGTTTTACTTTCTCAATGTTCTGGTCTTGTGCCCAGGCATTCATTACAAACCCATCATTAACAGAGATGCAGTAAATATCGTCGATGCCCAAACTACGAAAGTCGTCATATTTCTCTTCGAATCCAGGTAACTGATAGGCACTGCAAGTAGGAGTGAAAGCACCAGGCAGACTAAAAATGACCACGCGCTTTCCATTGAAAAGTTCTGCAGATGTACGTGTTACAAACTCACCATTCTCACGGAATACAAATTCAACTTGAGGAATTTGATATTGTTCTTTACGCATTTTAACCTCTATCACAGAATACCAGGAATAATTTGTCCAGTTACAAGATAAGATCCAGCAGCAGCAACGAAACCAATCATCGCCGCCCAACCGTTAATACGTTCTGCTTTTTCAGTAAAAATTTTGTTCATTTGTTTTCTCCTTGATATGGATGTTTTTGTTTAAGTTCAGGATCTGGATTAGATACCAATTTTTCTTTTACAGGTTTAATAACAATAAACTTGTCGCTTTTTAAGGTGCCAGCAATCTTAACTTCTAGTTCTACATTTCGGTCCCAGGCACCAGTTTCAACAAGTTCTTGTAGGGCAAGATTAAATTGCCCAAGCATTTTAGCACTCACAGATTTTCTTCCTGTTGAGTGAGAATTACACAATCGCTGGTGGGATATGCCACGCAAGTGAGAACCCAACCTTCGGCAATTTGATCATCATCAAGGAACGATTGCTCCTCGTTATCTACGGTGCCGCTAATCAGTTTACCAGCACAAGCAGAGCAAGCACCAGCACGGCAGGACGAAGGAAGATCCACGCCTGCTTCTTCTGCTGCTTCAAGAATGTATTGATCGGGAGCACATTGAATAGTAGTTTCGGTGCCGTCAGGAGATTGAAGTGTAACGTTGAATGTCATTGTTTTAAGACTCAATAAGTTTCAGAGAGTTGATCAACAGCATAACCCAAAATCACGAAAAATGCAACTGTCGTGATTGTCCAGAGTGCCTCAGTCATCAGAAGATGCCGAAGAAGAAGTTACCAGTGCTAACATAAGAAATGATGCCAGCAACAAAACCGACCATTGCCCAGCGCCCATTGGTACGCTCCCTGATTTGATTAGGTGTCAACATCCCATAATTTTCGTAATACATTGTAGGTTCTTTGGCAAACATATTTTGTTGCCCATATTCATTAGTAGTTACAGTCATTGTAGATTTGTAAAGAACTGTTACAGAAGTATATAGCAAAAAGAAAGGGGCGTCAAGCCCCTTTGTTTTGATATTCTGATAATGTAAGTATAAATGCTTACTATTTACCTTCCCAACCAGGTGGAAGGGTTCCAAAGAAAGGATCATAGTCAAATATAGAATTCCAATCATCTATTTCAGACGATTGGTTTTTCCAAAATTGCCACAATCCTTCATAACTGCTGCGATGAAAAACATCAACATGATCATGATGTATTGAAGAACCCAGTTCAATCTTATAAAGAAATAATGGTATAGCGTAAGTATTTCCCGAGTTATAAATTAAATCATCAGCAACTGCTCTTGGTTTAACACCAGTATCTAATTTGTATTTTCCATCTCTTACATGCAAGTCAATTAATTTTTGAGCATGTCTCCTAGTTATTAAATAACAAGCAGTGGAAAAATCATTTACAAATCTGCGATGAATTTTTAAATGAACTTGAGCAGGATTAATAATTGCCAATTGAATTACATCATAAGCGTAAGGAACTTTAGAAAAGAAATCTTTCCAAGTAAAAGACCAGTGCTTAACAGTATCCAAATCACAATCATCTTCCATAATTAAAGCACAAGGAGAATCAGAATTTTCCAAAAAATGTTTAAGTGCTTTTAAATGAGAAGTAACACATCCAACTTCACCCGAAGACATATTATCAGGGTATTTTCCTTTAATAATATGCCCTAAATCATCTTCCCTCCCATCATAGGCAGAAATCCTCGTATAATTTTCAATCTCCCAATATTTAAATTGGTCTTCCATATATTGAGATCTTTCTGGTTGATTATCAAGATTCAAATAATAAATTGGAGGAATACCTTTGAGCTTATAAATTGATTTATTTTTATCCATTATTCTATAAAATCTTTAACAATCTTATTAAAAATATCCGCTTTAATTTTAAGAGGATCTTCTTTAGTTTTCCAATTCTTTTTAGTATGCCAATTAGTTCCAGCCCTATAATGCAAAAACTTTCCTTCCAAGTGAAGTTCAAATTGAAATCCATCTTTTGGTTGAGACCACATATCAGGATTTAATAAAACAGGAATTTCAATGCCTTTATATTCTGTTGGATACTCTGGACAATCATCCGCAGTAGTTCCACCTTCATTAATGTTTTTAAACTTTATATTATTTCTTTTAAAATAATAATGTAAAGAACCACCAGTATCTGTAGTTTCACCATCAACAACACCATGAGAAAAATCTAAATTTGGATCAATACTCATGATTTTTTCCATATCAAAAAACATTATTCCGTTCCAAATATATCTGACTTGTCCTCTAACTTGAAGATGACCTGCCACTATTTCTCCTTGCATGTATTCTTTTATTGAAAAATCTTCCAATAAAAACATGTCAGAATCTGTAAAAAATACTACTTCATTCGCGTGCTTCTTTTTAATAATTTCATCAAAAGTCCATTGAATTGTCTCATCTACATGGTCGGAACCCGAAATTGGAGCATCAAACTTTCTCTTTTCATCAACAGGTTTTTTATAATAAACAATATTATATTTCTCTGCAATTTCTTTAAACTCTTTAGAAATATTATCATCAAGCGAATCATCAATTACATTAAATTGATACTCATCTTTTAAAAATTTTTTAAAAGATTTTGCTTGAATTTCCAAAAAATCTGGTCTATTTACAACAGATGTAAAAATTTGAACTGTCATTTTAGTTGTTCTCCGATCCATTCTTCAAGTTTTACTTTTGGTTCCCATCCAAAAGTTTTTTTAAATTTTTGATTGTTTGCAAGACTTATCCTTGCTTCCCCAGGTCTAGGGGAAATGTTAATTTTTTCATGATCAAATAATCTAGATATTTGATTAATAGAATAATTTGTTCCTGTTCCAATATTATAAACTTGTCCGAAAGAATCGGAATCAACATCTTTAGTTGCTGCGAGGATGTTTGCATTTACAACATCACCAACATAAGTAAAGTCCCTTCGTTGGTTTCCATCACCAACAATGGTTAGAGGTTCTCCTGCTGCTCTCTGGCGAAGGAAAATACCAATCACAGGAGCATACTGTCCACGCAGAGGTTGGCGTTCTCCATAGACATTAAAGTAACGGAAACAAACAGTTTGAAGACCATATAAATTGGTGTACATCTTACATAATTTTTCACCATTTACCTTTGAAACGGAATAAGGATTCAAACAATCATCAGGTTGAGTTTCCACATTCGGCGTTTGATTCATTCCATACCCCGAAGACGTGGAAGAATACATTACACGTTTAACACCTGCTTCACGGGCACATTGAAGAACAGTTACAGTACCAACAGAATTGATACTAACTGCTTCAATCGGATTTTGAATAGCAGGTTGAATACGTGCCTCTGCAGCAATGTGAAACACATAATCAACGCCATCATAGAGTGGACGTGTATTTTGATAATCACGAATATCGTACTTATAGTTTTGCGCATTATCATTCCAGTAAAAATGATCATGAGCATCAGAATACTCATTATCAATCACAACAACTTCGTGACCAAGTTCAAGCAAACGATCTACAAGATTTGATCCAATAAATCCAGCACCACCAGTAACTAAACTTTTCATTTTATCTCCAAGATTTAACAATTTTTCTTTTTAACTCAGTAGTTGAATAATCATGTTCTCTATTAATAAAAATAATTTTTATAGGATTATCTTTTCCAGTATAGGATCCATTTTGATAATCATCACCTAAAAAACGAATATCATAATTGTTAAGATAGGATAAAAACGTATCTTCTACTTGATAAACTACGATATCGTCAATGTATTTAATAGATTCCAAAATTTCTTTTCTGTCACTCAATGATTGAACTGGAGAAAGTTTATTTGATCGTTCTATAGATGGATCTTCATGAAGAGCAACAGTAAGATGATTACAATATTCCCTACACTCCCTAAACATTCTAATATATCCAGGATGAATAAGATCAAATGCCCCAGCAATAATACCTTTACTTTTGGTTGACTCGCTGCCCATTCTACTGCATTAACTGCTTTGTCATCAATAAAAATGTCTGCAGTTGGTTTGCAAAACATGGGAAACAGTTCATGATACTTATATCCCCATTCCGCTAATTGGTTTTTAGTTAATTCGGTATGATCTATTCCAGATCCTTTTCCTCGTGCAGTTTGGAAAATGATATAATTTCCTTCATTGTACAAACGATTTACTTGCTCAACCATGAAAGGATACGGTTTAGCATTTAAGTAATCAGGTTTACCTTTTTGATTATTTGGCGTATAACAAAGAGTTCCATCAATGTCAAAACAATATCTCATACAACTCCATGAAGAAAAATTTGATGTACACATTCAACTACACCATAATCATTACTACTTATGTAGTAATTCCATAAAGCATTAGTTGCTAGTAAACGAATACTATTATCAGAGTTAAATCCAGTTAATACTCCATAATCAACTTTATTATCTTCACACCACTTCAAACAGTTTAACATATTTTTTGATTCTCCACCAGAGCTCATAATTACTACAAGAGTATTATCTTCAACATAATATTCTAAAAATTTTTGGTAAGCATTTTCATAACCAAAATCATTCGTCAACATTGTTAGCATAGAAGGATCGGAAAGAATAGAAACTTTCTTTTTATGAAACTTCATATAATCTTGAGAAATGTGAGAAGCTACAGAATTACTTCCTCCATTACCAAGAATAATAATTCTTTCATGGGTATTAAATGCTTCTTTAAATTTTCTAAACTCATCACTAATATGAGCAGATTTAAGAGTTTTAATATATTCTTCAAATGGATTCATATTTTACGTCCAGAAACACCTTCGGATGATACATTTATTTTAACAGCATGATGAGGTATATTTAAATTATTTTTTTCAGAAAATACTAAGAAAAATCCCCCATTTCCAGCACCACAGAGTTTATGAGATAAAACAGTATTATTTTCATATAATTCTTTATCTATATTTTTGATTACTTCATTTTCAACAATTATAGAACTTGTCTTTTTTTTCTCTTCCCACGATTTATTCAATAATTCAAATATTTTAAAATGATCATTATTGACAATAGCATCGTATGCTTCGTCAACAATTGGAAGTAAATTTTTTACTTTTTCTAAGTTATCATTCACATCCTTCAAAACATTTTTAGAATTTCTAGTAACACCAGTAAATACCAAGTGCATGTCAAAGGGATCAAAAAATGATGATGGAAGATAATCATATGTTACTCTATCATTTGGATAGAATTCAATTCGTTTAAATCCTCCTACTCCACACCCAAAAGGATCTTGATAACCACAATAAGGATTAAATTTTCTTTCCAACTTATATGCAAGAGAGCAGATTTCAACATCTGATAAAGATTTATCCAAGAACATGCATACAGATTTTATCAAACTAATAATATATGAAGATGATGAAGCCAATCCACTTCCTTGCGAATAAGCATCTCCGAATAAATTAATTTGAACCGGACCAATATTAAAATGCTCCAGAACAACTCTTATAACTTCGTTTTTAATATCAGAAACTTTACAAACATCCTCTCTATTTGAATAGTTTAATCGGTACTTATGATCTAAATTATTAACTCCAAAAATATCTCTACCTAAAGTAACATAAGTTTTCAAATTTGAAGCAAAACTAATAACAGATCCATATCCATATTTTTCAACAAAATATGGACTATCAGTTGATCCACCAAACAAAGAAATCCTAAGAGGGCAATATGAAATATACATTAATAAATTTTTTCTGGCAAAAATAACTGAGGTATATATGAAAAACATTCCATTGTTCTTTGTGATGAAAGTTTTTCATAAGTTACTTTTTGATTTCCATCAGAACTAGTTTGGTAAAAATATGGATCATCTATAGCATAAACATTAAAAAACCTTTGAAGTTCTGCATATTGAATATCAAAAAAACTTTCAATAATATATCCAGCATGATAGGATGCACGTCTACATATTTCTACCCAGTCTGGAGTCAAATATACTATAGCATGTCCTCCAAGCATGTTATAAACTCTAACGATTTTTTCATCAATATGCTTCCATTGCACAAACGGACCAGAGTGCCCATTCATTCTACCCCATCCAGATATTCCCAAATACAAGGCATCAGCATCATCAGGAATTTCTATAATCGGATCCCAATTTTTAACATCAATATCATCTTCAACTATGACAAAAGGACCACTAGTAATATTATGTAAAAAATCACTCACTGTTCTGGCACATCCAGCAAATCCATTTGAGTGTAAAGTTGCATCTAATCTATGAAATTCTTTAATACCTAAAGATTTAAATAAACTCTCAACATTTTTTTTCCTTTGTTCATCTCGTTTGAGATTAATATAATAAAAAGGTATTTCTCTAAGATCTAATTTCATTACCATCGTATCCATTTACATTTAATTATAGCATATTAAAAATTAAACTGTTCTTATGACATTCATTTCTTCCATTTTTTTGTTAGTTTGCTCAATAATATCGTCCAATAAATCAATACCACTTAACCATTTTTTATACTCATTAACACTATCATGTATTGACCTTTTTGGTTCCCATCCCAAAGATCTAAGTTTAGAAATATCAGAAACTATATGGCGGGTATCACCAAATCTATATCTGCCAGATGGTTTAGGAATATAGTTATCATATCCAAAAATACTAGCAACTACTTTAGCAAATTCATTGATAGTTATTGGTAAACCTCCACCAACATTAAACATTTCATAGTTTGCCCTTTCATCATTCATTACTAAAATATTTGCATCAACAACATCATGGATATTTACAAAATCCCTAACTTGATTACCATCTTCATAAATTTGAGGTTCTTTTCCCTGATAAAAAGAAAGTGAAAAAATTCTACAAGCACCGCTATAAGTATTATAAAAACTTTGTCTAGATCCTTGAACAATAGAATATCGCATAGCAACAGAAGGTATTTCATACCTTTTACCTAAAAATAATGCAAACATTTCTTCAGATATTTTACTCATTCCGTATGGATTTTGAGGATTAGATATAGTTTCATCAGTTTTCGTCCACTTAATAGGAGGATTAAAATTAGATGGACAATCTAATTCCCAAATACCTTGTTTAAGATCAGAATCTTTTCTCATGTCAGGAAGAAATTTTTTACCATCTGCATCCAAATACAATCCTTCCCCCAAGGTTGCTTGACTACTAGCAACTATAACTTTTTTAATTGGTATTTTGTAATTATAAATCAATTCATATATCTTTGCAGTTGAAGAAACATTTACATCAACAAATTTACTAAAGATTGGCAAATAATCTTGAAAGGCAGCAAAATGAAATATAACATCACATCCCAAAATAGATTGCAACAAAATTTTTTCATCATTGACATTACCATATATAAATTCTATTCTAGAATCTAAGTATGATGGAACTATTTTATTTTTATGAACTGGTTCTTCTAAACTATCAAGAACACGAACAGAATGTCCTTCACTCAAAAGACGATCTGCAGTGTGAGATCCTATAAATCCAGCTCCGCCAGTTATTAAAACTTTCATTATAATTAATTTCTTAGTTCTGAGTGATTTTTTTTCAAAGCAATTATTTTAGGTTCGTAAGGATAATTAGAATTTTCATAAAATTCTTCAGCCCAACAATAAGATGGTGTTAAACTTAAAGAGGGTTTATTATCAATAAGATACCTGTTCATTTGGGATTCATCATGCCATAAAGCGATAACTCCATTCTCAAGATCTTTATTTACACGGTCTGCAATGATTTCAGACATTTTAATAAATTCTTCAGTCGTTCCGCCGTTGAATCCACCAGCATAATAATTTTCCCCTTCATGACCGAATGGAACATATGCTAATGATTTTGGATTTCTATCATAAGATCTTTGTTCCTTTGGATAGAAAGATTGATATGGGTGCATAGTAGCAACTATGCCATCAGTTAAAATTTCATCTCCAACAGAATTATCAATTCTCATATCAGCATCAAGATAAAAACAATAATCATGCTGGAGAATAAAATCTTTCTCTTTTACAAAATAATTATATCTTTTTAAAGTTGGCATTGGCCATGGTTCATGGTCAATATAATGAACTTTTATATTATCAGAAGTTTCAACTTCATGATCGGTAAACAACAAACAACTAATTTCATGTCCATTTAAAAAATTTTCCTCAATAGAATCATACAGTTTTTCAACAAACTGAAGATATTTGTTTGTAGCAATGGTTAATATACAGATTTTCATTTTAATTAATTAACAAATAGTACTACCCCGTTTCCCAATACATACGTATTTTGAATACAGACTTTCATCAACAACAGTTGGATCAACATACCAATCTTCAAAAGGATCATCACCAACGTTATTTACATCACAAGCAACTAATACATAACCACGATCTATTAAATATTCTCTAGAAGCATTTCTTACTTCTTCACCGCACGAATAATAATCAGTTTCAAATGTAATTACCGAGAATTTGTACTTATCAAACGGAACTGCAGTTAAGCACTTATAAGTATTTTCTGCTGGTTCACAATCAACTTGAAGATAATCAATACGATCAATATCACCCCATATATTTTTAATGTGTTCATGATAATCAAATGAAGATCCATCTGCCAAAACACATTTATTTTTTCTTACCGAATTAAATTTATTAACATACTCACTTACAATGTCCAAAGAAAAACCTTCCCAAGAATAATCTTTTTCTAGTAAATAAGTATTGCTGATGTTAATAGGATCAAATGCTCCTATTTCAAGATACTTCCCACCCTTTTTATTTTGAAGCATGGTTAATACAAATTTATCTTGCCCAGCTTGAGAAAAACTTTCCATTTTATTGAATCTCCTTTTTTATCATTGTTGTAAAATACAAATATCCATTAGGTGGCCAAAAATCAAGAACTTTACTTACACTAACAGTAAAGTCTTTTTGGGCTCTTTCTAAAAGAATTTGTCTACTAACTTGTCCTTTATTAAGTATCATATAAACTCTTTTAGAATTTGCAATTACATTTTCATAATAAGCATTTTGAAGTTCTAAATTAAGTTCAGAATATGCATAATTGCTAATGAGAAGATCTACGTTATCAATCTTCTCTGGAGTTGAATGAGTAAAAACTTTATCACCTACATCAAAATTAGAAAGATATTTTTTCTGGAGTTTAGATGCTGGTTCCATGTCATAGATATGATATTCATCAAAATCACAAAGACAACTAATTGTTTTACACAACCCACCATATCCTCCACCTATTTCGACAATTTTATTAATTTCACATTCTCCAACAAAATGAGAAATATCTAATGTATTTTGAATATATCTTAACGTAGATGGGGAAATTTTACCAAATGGTTCATCATACTCAACAATTTGAGAACCACCGAATTTATCATTTTCTTTAAAAGAATCTATAATTTGAGGATCTAAATCATATTGTAGAATTCCTTTAATATATCTTTGCCCGTCTTCAGGAGATACATGCTCTAAGACTGGAGTGTATCTTGAATCTGTTTTAAATGTTTTAAAAACTTCATCATCTAAAACTGCTTCTCTGCAAATATCAGCATAAGAATCAGTTGCTGACATATCAACACATGTCCAATTATCAATCATTTATAATCTCCATTAATTTTTTTACAGATGCTTTAAAGGATAATTCCTTTTCAATATATTTTTTAGGGTTATATGAATTTATTTTAGCACAGAATTTAGAAAAAGAAAATTCCATATCATTTTCATTATAAAAAACTTCACCACATTCATTAGACCAATAAGGAACAGAAGATGCAGGAACTCTGTATTCTTCACCTTGATCTAACCATTCTTCAACATCCCAAACAAATAAAGGGGTGTTTGATTGCATTATTTCTTGAACTGCGATTCCCTGGCTTTCCGTTCCGTTTACCAAAAAACAAAACTTACACTGTTCTAATAATTCTTTTAATTTACTCTCATCATAATTGCCATAAGAAATTATAGTATAAGTAAGATTATTTTTTTTCAGTAATTGTATAGATTTTTCAAGATCCTCATCATTTCTTCTTTTAAAATAAATTAAACAATCATATGAAATATTTTTATTGATCGCAAATTCCTCAATCCCAACTGGCCATATTGAAATTTTATCAGGAGTAACATCAAACTTTGTAATAAGTTTATTCTTGACCCACAAAGAAGGAACTATTAATTTATTATAATACTGAGGATTTTCAATTAAAAACCTACCATATGGGCAGAATGGCCAAAACTGTGGTCCAATAAAACAAGTTTCGTGTTCTAGTGTTTCATGAATTTTATATTCACGCTCAGAATAATCCAATAATAGATTTTTTTCGTAAACATTTTTATTAATTACATACTCAATACCATTTTCACTCAAAGATTTCTTTAAATTTTTTCTTACTTTCAGAGGTCCACATGTTTTACCGTTCTGTAGGTAAGAGTATGCATTTTCATCATACCATATATTAATCATAAAACAATCCACTCATTTAAATATAAATCTTGATAATATTTATTGGTATCTAAACCCCCTGCCCATTTTTTAGGTGCTATAGTTTTTTTACTTTTTGCTAACCACGATCCCCACCAACTGAAAGAACTATTAGCAATAATATGATATTTGCACATAGTCTGTAGACAAAGATCTACGCCAGTATTATTGTCTTCAGAAAATAAAAATCTATCGTGAGAAAATATTTGTTGATTTTTACACCACTCAATATCATCAGAAAATATTAAAACTGGATTATTGTTAGGAAAATATTCTAGAGATTTTTTATAATAATTTATATCTTGAATAGGGTGAACATCGGGGCAATTCAAATAATCGGTTCTACGAACATGCAAAGAAATAACATCAGAAATTCCAAAATTTTCTTTAAAAAATTGTTTACATGGATCTAGTATGTCATCTACAAATGTAAATGCATTTCTAATTTCATTTTCAGCATTTTCAAAATAAGTTTTAAACTGATAATATCCAAACAAATTGATATTATTTGGGCATTTATCCCAAATATAATTATGAAATTCGTTTGGTGGTTCCATTAATAATGGATAATTGGTAATTTTATATTCTACTTCTGGAAGATTAAAACATTCGTATAAAGTTATATCTGTATTTTTTACTTTAGAATCGTACAGACCAAATACGGACCTTGGTGGTAAACAATATTCATAGTTGTGTTTTTTTGCTATTCCCCGAAGACTTGCATATTGAAACATTTGATTTCCAAGTCTACCAAGATTTCCAAGTTTGTCAAAAGAAATCATACTCTAATCCACCCATCAACATATAAATCACTAGCATTTATCGGATTAGAATCTGGGTTCCATAAAGAAGGAATAAAAATTTTCTTTGCATTTGACAAGTATGCTCCCCACCAACTATAAGTACTATTAGCAGTAATTACATAATCACACAAAGACATGAGGCACAAATCAATATATGGGTCATTAACTTCAGAAACTAAAAATCTATCTTCAGAAAAAAGATCTTGCTTTTTACACCATTCAGGTTCATCAGAAAAAATTAAAACTTTACAAGTTTTTGGTAAATCAAGTAAACATTTTTCATAGTAACTCATATCTTGAGAAACATGATTATTATTGGTAACAAAATCCGTTCTTCTAATATGAATTCCGACCAACTCAGAGTTATCACTAAGTTGAGTTTTTAAATCAGAAGCAATATCGTAATATTCAGATTTGAACTGAAAATCTTTTTTAATTTGATCATCAATATGCTTAAACCATTTATCAGATTGAAAGAATCCCAAAAGATCAACATTTCCTTTAGGTGGATTCTCATAAGTTTCTTTATCAAAATGAAAATGCCGTTCTTCATGTATTGGGAAATCACTAATTCCCCTAGAGCAATTAATATTAAAACAATCGTCAATATTACTTCTTAAAGTGGTATAATAATATTTACCAAAAACATCTTTTGGGGGTATCATAAAATCCCTATTGTGTTTAATAGAAAGAGATTTAATTGCAGAATATTGAAACATTTGATTTCCCAAATGCCCATGATTACCTAAACGATTAAAAGAAAAAGTCATAATTGCTTAAATGTATTCTCCAGAAGATTCAATTCTTTATCACCAATAAAATGATTGTTACCCAAATAAATCCCATTATCATGAACAAAATCAACAGTCAAAGTATCTTTGTTACTAGTTACACTATAACCTTTCAAGAATGGTTGTCTTAATAGATTCCCACTTATAATTGGACGGTGTTCTATACCAACTTCAACAAACTTCTTCCTCAAATCATCTGCTATTTCTTTTGTTTTGCAAATTAAAGGAAAACAAAAATTACTACATGTAGGATAATATTTTGGAGCAATAAATTTATCAGGATATTTTTTAATGAGTTCTATAAAATTAATATAATTTTTGTTTCTAATTTCAATATACTTATCTAACCTTTTGAGTTGAGATAGTCCAAGAACCGCACCAAGTTCATGATTTCTAAAATTATACCCGTCAGTTACAAATAAAAACTGATCTGAAACATCTGGATATTTTTGAGCATACTCTTTATGTTTTGTAGATTCTCTTGCAAGTCCATGACTTCTCTTCATTCGCATGAGATCATACAATTCATAATTGTTAGTGGATACCATTCCACCTTCAATAGTAGACATATGGTGTCCAAAGTAAAAACTGAATGTAGAACCTAAACTATCGGATCCACGACGAGTTCCATCTGGAGATTTGCATCCATGAGATTCACACACATCATCCAGTATCAAAGCATTTGGAAATAAGTTTTTATACCGTTCATTATTCGCAGAAAATCCAATTAAGTGTGTAACAAAAATTAGTTTAATGTCAGGATGTTCTTTGGAAATGTATTCGAGATCTTCTTCACAAAAACTAAAATTATTAATATTAATATCACAAAAAATAGGAGTAAATCCTAATTGAATAACTGGTCCAATATTAGTAACCCAAGTACAAGAAGGAACTAATACTTTATCCCCATCTTTCAATCCGTATAGTTCTTTAACTGCAGATAGTAATAGATAATTTGCGGTACTTCCAGAAGAAACATAAAGTGAATATTTTGCACCTAACCATTTACTCCATTCATCTTCAAACTTCCTAACCATTTTACCATTAGTAAAACGATCAGAAGTCAGAACAAACTTTGCAAGATTAAACCTATCACCAAAGGTGATATTGTTTTTCATCAAAGGCCATTTAAATTGCATTTTTCTTATACCATTCGTAAGTTTTCTCAATACCTTCACGAAGACCAATTTTTGGTTCCCATCCCAAAGATTTAATTTTATCTACATTCAATACTTTACGAGGAGTCCCATTTGGTTTACTAGTATCCCACTTAATTTCTCCTTCATAACCAACAACATCAGAAATTGTTTGAGCAAGTTCTTTGATTGTCATGTCTTCACCTGTACCAACGTTGATATGTTCAGGTTCATTATAGTTTTGCATACACATATAACATGCTTCTGCAAGATCATCAACATGGAGAAATTCTCTCATAGGTGATCCATCCCCCCAACATTCTACTTGAGAAGAATTCAATTTTTTTGCATCATGAAATCTAGAAATAAATCCAGGAAGAACATGTGATGTTGCTAAATCAAAATTATCATTAGGACCATAAAGATTTGTAGGCATCAAAGAGATAGCATTAAATCCATGCTGTTCCCGATATGCTTGGCACATCTTCAGACCAACTATTTTTGCCAATGCATAAGCATCATTTGTTGGTTCCAGGGGACCACTCATTAACTGATCTTCAGTAATTGGTTGAGTTGCAAATTTTGGATAAATGCAAGAAGACCCAAGAAAAAGAAGTTTTTTAACACCAAACTTATAAGCAGTGTCAATAATGTTTGTTTGAATCTGAAGATTTTCTTTTAAAAAATCTGCTTTACTACTATTATTTGCCATAATGCCACCAACTTTAGCGGCAGCAACAAATACATATTCAGGTCTTTTATCTCTAAAAAAGTTTTTAGTTTCTTCTTGATCTGTAAAATCTACAAAATATCTAATACCTTTAATGATATTTTTGTATCCTTTATTTTGGAGATTTCTCGCAATTGCTGATCCAACCATACCATGAGCACCAGCAACTAATACTCTTGAATTATTGTCCATAAATGCACATATCCTCAACAAGTTGTTCAAATGAAATTTTAGGTTCCCAACCTAACTTTTGTTTTGCCTTTGTGGCATCACCTAATAAGGTTTCTACTTCAGCAGGACGAAAATATTTAGGACTTACTTTAATAACGGTTCTTTTAGTAAGTTTGTCAATACCAACTTCATCAATACCTTCACCCTCCCAAGCAATACTCATTCCAAAATATGGTGCTGCTTTTTCAACAAACTCACGTACTGAGTATTGCTCTCCTGTGGCAATTACATAATCATCTGGTTCATCCTGCTGGAGCATCAACCACATCGCTTCTACAAAGTCTTTAGCATGACCCCAGTCACGTTTTGCATTCAGATTCCCGAGATATAATATATCTTGTCTCCCAGTTGAAATAGATGATAATCCGCGAGTGATTTTTCTTGTGACAAAAGTTTCTCCTCTTCTAGGGGATTCGTGATTGAAAAGAATTCCAGAACTTGCATGTAGTCCATATGACTCTCTGTAGTTTTTGACGATCCAATATCCATAAACTTTTGCAACTCCATAAGGTGAGCGGGGATAAAACGGCGTAGTTTCTGATTGAGGAATTTCTTGAACCTTACCAAACATTTCCGAAGTTGATGCTTGATAAATTCGTGTTTTGTTTTCCATCCCCAATAAACGAACTGCTTCAAGAATACGAAGAGTTCCCAATCCATCAGTCTGACCAGTATATTCTGGAACTTCAAAAGACACTTTTACATGACTTTGGGCACCAAGATTATATATTTCATCTGGTTGAACTTGCTGAATAACCCTTACAAGGTTGGTAGAGTCAGTAAGATCACCATAATGAAGTTTAATTTGATCATAGATATGATCAATCCTATGCGTATTAATTAACGAAGCACGTCGAATAATGCCGTGTACTTCATATCCTTTTTCTAGAAGTAATTCTGCAAGATAAGATCCATCTTGTCCAGTAATTCCAGTTATCAGTGCAGTTTTCATGCCAATTCTTTTCTTAAATATTGGGATAATTTTTCATCAACAAATCTCCATGGAGATTTTCCAGAATTAATAATTTTAGTCAAATTATGATTTTCTATAAAGTTTTTACTTTTTTCTTTACAAGATTTCCAATAATAACTATCATATACTGACCCATTTTGATAATGGTAGTTTATTAAATGTATGACTTCTTCCATCAAAGAAAGATATGAATTATTAATTTCATTTTTATTTCCATATCCTTCAATATAAGAGACTATTAAATCATTAACAATCTCAAAACATTCCATAGAAGTTGCTTGCAATGGTTCAAAGAAGAATAATGAATTTCCGTTTTTTATTATATTTTTATTTTCAGTTATTAATTTTTTCCTATAAAAACTTTTAAAAGTATAGTCCATATGCTTGTCAAAGTCAATATCAGGATAACTAACTACATTATCAACATTTCTAGGATTTTTAAATATATCTTTCATATTATCCAATGCTTCTTCCTTAGAAATAAATCTATTATCATACAGATATCCCCAATTTTGCTTATCCATCAAAGGAATACCAAACATCCATCCATATTGATGTGCATAATGATAAGTAAATTGCCAATTACCAGGTTTTTTTGAAGAGCAGACTATTGCAGAATTTACATAGATATTGTCCACAAAACATGCATCATCATAATTTTCAGAAAATCCTCTACAATCAATCAAATAATCAAAAACATAAACATCATTATCCAGTATAACTTCAACATGAGAATCTTTTGACGTAAATTTGGAAACATTTCCATGCTTGACAAAAAATCTTTTAGGATACTCTTTAGAAAATATAGGTAATAAAAATTGCCTAAGCTCCCTATTATTAAAATGTATTCCATAATTTCCAGCAGGAAATCTAGAATAAAAATCTTCTTTTTTCCAATTAGTAAAAGTAACTTGATGCTTGAATGTACATCTTAAATTATGAAAATGCTGATCAACATTAAACCCTATAGAATTATAAAGATTGTTTGGAAATCCAAGAAGTGTAGATTCCCCGACACAAATTATATCAATATTTGGATCATATAATAGATAAATATCAGCATTTTTTATAGAACTAAGCAATGAAGATACTGTTAAAAGACCTGCAGTTCCTGAACCAATAATTCCAATTTTCATATAATTTTTTTGATAAATTCTTCTCTATTAAAATTAGACATTTCAATCCAAGCTCTGGTTTCCCATCCACATAAAGCATCCATCAAACTACCAAAATCAAATAAGAAATAATTATCATGATTATCCCATATTTTTTTCTGCATTGCTCTTCCAGAACATCCCATAGAAGTCACAACAACAGAATACTCACTGTCATCCAATGATACCTTTTTAAATTCCTGATATATTTCTTCAAACTTAGAAAAAGAAGATTTTGATGGTGTTTTTCTAAAATTTCTTTAGGAATATTTTCATTACCTATAAAATACTTGACTTGATTAGAAATTTGTTTTAAAAACTGAGCGGCATAATTTGGATCTTGAATTGATATATGCGATAAAGCAACATTACTATAAAGTTCTATCTCACTTAGTTCTCCAGTAATTTTTCTAAAATTATTTAAAATATCTTCACACCAATTTAAGGGAGCTTCATGATTCCCCGGAAACATTCCAACTTCTAAAGTTTCCAGATCTTTACAATGCAAGGGCAAAGTTCTAAGTACATTTGGATGATTTAATCTCATAGCATCGGTCATCATTACTTTTAACTTTTCATTGGATTCCTGCAAAAGTTCAGAAACTCCTAAAGCAAGATTTACGTCACCATCCCCAAATCTAAAATAAGCTCCTTTTTGTTTAGTTTTAATTATTAAAGAAATTTTGTCTAATGTTTCCTGGGTTGAATAAAATTTAACTTCCATTACATTACAACTCTAATAAAGTTTCCATCACCAAATACATTACAGTCCATGTGAATTAAATCCACATCATAACATTTTAACTTTTTATTTTTTGAAAATTGCCACAAAGATTTTTCAATATTTACCATATTATAATTCATAAAATCCCAATCAGTATTTTTTAACCATTCAATCAAGTAATTTGTTTTCATAGCAAAACAACCAGTAAAATATTGATCATCAATATTTCTAGCATATAAATCATACCCAGGATTTTTTTCAATTAAATCAAAAAAATATTTATCGGTAAAATGATACCTTCCAGTTATTTGAACCGTCATATCATCATTAACATCATTATTATCAAAAAATTTTTCGAGTGCTTTTCCTAAATTTGCACCTTTGTTGCGATAATTAAAATCATGGGTATTTGTACAATAACAAGAAAATTTTTTATGCAGGTATGGAGGTTCTTGATTAGATATACATTCCAACCACATAATATTGTGTTGATACAAATTTTCAGATAACCATTTAATTGTTTTTAAATATTCACCATGTCTCATATCACTCATAAGATCTATTTCTGCGCTGGTAGATAATATTAACATGGTTAAAATTTTTTGTTCAATTTAATTTATACAAAAAAAGAGAGGGTAGACCTCTCTTTTTAAGTTTATTTATTTTTTATTCAGAAATATTAAACTGAGCGGGAGAGAGTCCCATCCGCACCACTTGCCTTTTTAAGGGATGGCAAGAAACCTATTTTACAGCAGAAACAAAATTATTAATTATTTCTGCTTGCTTTAGAACTTGATTAAGAGTTGGAAAATTTGGATATTCTAGTTCAAGTTTTTCAACTTTATCATTCCATTCTCTAGCCGTATCATATTTTACGCAAAACTCATCATTTAACATAGTATATGCTTGTTTGAAAATTTCAAATCGAAGCTCATAAGGTGTTTTTGACATGATTTGTCTCCTGTGTGTATGTGTGTTTATGGGTCATTTTGACTCCACCACTTGGTTTTACGAAACCAAGAAAAGTTGGGTTAACTTTGATATTTCAGTAATACCAAAGAATGCTATCAGAAATAACACATCCCAGAGTTTAAGTTTGATTGCGAAAGGTATACCAAGGAGTCCCCCGATAAACTTTATCATCAAACCGCTTTTAAAATCTCCCCATAACATGATTTGATAACCAAGTAAGAGAAGAAGGTTCCCAAGATACCTTAGGATACTAGATTTAGACATAAGGGGTTTGCTCCCGACCAGTGCTGTTATAGACCATCCGTGTCTGTTTGTTTTCAAGCAACCTCAACTGCTTCAAGATCTTGGGCAACGTATTCCATAAGCATTTCATAGTCGTCAAGGGGGTCACCTGAAAATACCACTCCTTCGTTTTCGTAGAAGCGGCGAACCTTTTTATAAAGTTTCGGATTCTTCACATCAAGGTAGATTTCCCCGTTAGCAGCAAGTTGAAGAGTGCTAACATCTTTTTTGAACTTTTGAATCAGAGACATCGTTTTGAATTGTTTGCTCTAGTATTATAAGTGTTAAGTCGTATTTGGTCAAGTCGTCCAGTTTAGAAACTGGACAGTCGGGATGATAGGATTCGAACCTACGGCCCCTCGCTCCCAAAGCGAGTGCTCTACCAAACTGAGCTACATCCCGTTATTAAACATCACCACCATCAGTAAATACTATAGTTCCCCCCTTTCCCCACATAGCAGCATACGGAACATCATAATTATAAACTAAAGTCCATTTATCGGCATTTAAAACATATGGAGTTGTTCCACTATTTGTAATCAAATCATTCCAAGTATTATCATTGACTGCAACAGCATTATACAATGTATCTGACCATATGTCAATACTCTTTCCAGTAGTTGGATATTGTGAAGAAGTTACATTATCTCTCCACGTTATATAACTGTTATTAGTAGCAGGAAAAGCTCTAAACTGAGCAGGAGTTAAAGATATATTATTTCCAGCATATGTAAAAGATGAACTGGTTGGTAAAGTACTTCTAACAACGTCAGTAAGAGCAGAAACTGTAAATGATCCGGTCCAGTCTTGATCATTTGTATTAATGTCTACATTAACAAGTCTTGGCATTTTTTTATTCTTTATTTTCTTTATGTATATATGCAATTCCCATAATAGGAACTACTATTATTCCAAATCCACAAAGACCTAACCAAATTGGACTTGAAGCAAGTGCTTCCACAACATGAAAAATCATCTTCCTCTCCAATTCTTATACTCGTAATAAAAATATTGATCAACCTCATCTAAACCACTCAGAGGAGCATGAACATCCCAATAAGACCATTCCATACAAAACTGCTTAATATGTATATCATTCATTGCAGTTTTTACTCCATACATTCTGGAAAAAGAAGATGAGGCAAATTTATATTTTTGCTTAATGTGCGGTTCCATTTCCCTTATAGTCTTCGGAATCATAGTATCCTCCTCGTGTTCCGAAATAAAGTGTAGACAATACAAAAGGAATGGCAACAAAAATAAGTGCTTTACCTAACATGATGGCCTCCAAACATATAACGCATTCCGTTCAGAATTTTTGCCCCGAATGATCCGAGATTGCGTGAGTTAAATCTTTCAAATAGGGCAGTAGTAATAACAGGAGCGGGAACCCCCAGGTCCACAGCGGCAGAAACAGTCCAACGACCCTCACCGCTATCGGATACGCCTCCAGAGAACTGTTTAAGGCTACCATCCCTGCGTAGCACATCAGCAGTAAGATCAAGTAACCAACTGCCAACCACGCTACCGCGACGCCATAACTCAGCAACTTCAGCAACATCAATATCATAGCAATAAGATTCTGGATCTGCCATGGGAGCAACTTCTGCGTCTCCTTCTCTGACATATTGAGCACCTAGATTAGCATTTTTGAGAATATTGAATCCTTCGGCATATGCCTGCATAATACCGTACTCAATTCCATTATGCACCATCTTTACAAAATGTCCAGCACCTGGACCACCGCAGTGTAACCAACCAAACTCTGCAGAGGTTACATCCGAGTCAAATTGAGTCCTTGGGGCAGCGGTGATCCCTGGGGCAAGGGCATCAAAAATGCTCGCACAAGTGGCGACCGCAGTATTTCCGCCACCAACCATAAGACAGTATCCACGATCCAAACCATAAACACCGCCGCTAGTGCCACAATCAATATATTGGATACCCAACTTTGCCAGACGTTCTGCTCTTTTCCGACTGTCTTTAAAATTGCTATTGCCATGATCAATAATAATATCTCCCTCACTACAATATCGTAGTAACTCATTTATTGTCTCCTCTACAGTTTCGGCAGGAACAACCATCTGAAAAACTCCTGGTTGTGGTCTGCCATTTTTGTTTTGTTTAACTACTTTAACAAGATTTTCAATAGTAGTTGCAATTCCATCCACATATCCCTTTTCATATGCTTCGTTTGCTTTTTCATAATTCCTGCGATAACCCCAAACCTCTATTCCTGCCTTCATCATGCGGCGAGACATACCTTCGCCCATTCTTCCGAGTCCGATTAGTCCTACTTTCATATAATTACCTTTAGTAAGCGTGTGTAAGTCCCCAATGAATCCACAATCCCATAATACTAAAATATATTAATGCAAACATAAAAACTGTTTTAATCATCTTCTTCGTCCTCATAAGTAGATGGTTCTTCAAAAAGTTCTTCCATTTTTTGATGAAGAACTCTTTGATTTAGTTTTTGCAAATCTTCTTCTGTAATTGATACCATTAGTTTAAAGTAATTTTAAGGAATGGAAGTAAAGGAGGAATAACTCCAACCAACCTCAAAAGTCCTTCAGCAAATAGAGCAAGAACCACCCAACCGACGCACATACTAATGATAGAAGCATTACGGTTGTGTCGTCGTATTGCTGCATCAATCATCTCCTGTACTTCTATACGAGATACATAATCGTCATCAAAAGGTTCCATCATTTCTCATCTCCAAGAAACTTTGCAAGAGGATCTTTGCGGGTTTTTACAATTTCAACTGCTCTTTTGTAAAACATATTGTCTGTATTACCAGACTCCTCAAATGTTGCCTTGATCTTCACCCAGTTAAGGTAGGTGTGCTGATCCATACTCTTTAAGGTTGAATACTACTAGTTATACTAGTCAGTATCTAAAGAATGTCAACTATGTGTTGATACAAAAACACACATTAAGACAATCTTAAATTTTGTAATATTTCTTAAACGGAAGTGGTTGGATTCGAACCAACGGTGCTATTAACACGCTTGTTTTCAAGACAAGTACCTTAAACCACTCGGTCACACTTCCAAAAAGTCCTCAACGGACTTCAAAATCTAATCGTTTTACTTTACGCTGACGACGTGCCTCTTGCCAGGCGATGTCTTCGTTTGTAAGAACACCAGATTTCTTTTTGTTATTTATTAAGTTTAGCATAATAACCTGGGATAAGTCAACTGCCGAAATAACTCCATTTCGAATTGTTGCCATATTAGAACAACCACATGATACAGTTTTTCCAGGAATGCCTTCTAACTCTTTACCACAAGAGCGGCATCTAATTCTTAAATTTTCCATAACATTATAAGTTTTATTTTATTCAGTAAACGATCTTAACATCCAAACAAATTTTCCATGCGCTTCATTTAAATCATCAAGAAGATTAATTGTTCCTCTAGACTTTTGGTTCTCTGCTTCTACTGCAGCATCATTACACATAGAAATAATTTTTTTATGATCTTCTAAAAGATCACTAATCATTTCCATAGAACTGATATTTGTTTTTGCTTCTCCTACACCAGAAACTTCAAGAACTCTTGATAAAGAACTTACAGGTTTAACACCAAGATATCTCATGTGTTCAGAAAGACGATCAATTTCTTCCTGAATTTGAGTATATTGATCCCCAAACAAATCATGAATCTGTTTGAAATCTGGACCAACAACGTGCCAGTGATAAACCCAAGTTTTTTGAAACAGCAAGAAAAGTGATGCTTGCGTATCACTTAAGAGTTTATAAAGGGTTTCCATTATACTTCTTTTTGAAGTATTTATAAATGGGAAATACCGGATTCGAACCAGTGACTTATTGCTTGTAAGGCAACCACTCTACCGCTGAGTTAATCTCCCAATAAAATCAACCTTGTTTCATAAGATATTCTACAGTATTTGCTATATCGTTCATAGCATCACGAAGATTTTCTCTTTGACCAGATTCTTGTTTAATTATAGGGCGATGATCATCAGTTAAAGTCCAACGCCATTGTTTCATATCCTTACAATACCATAAATTAATTTTCATTTTTCGAATGCTCCAGTTTAATCCAATTAATCAGAGCATTCAATTCCATTATCTTTTCTTCAGTAAAATCATTTTTTTTATTGAAAAGATAAAAATTAAGTGCTTCAAGAGCAACTTCTCTATCACGTTGGGAAATAAGAGACATAAAAATTTTAACTCGTTAGTTATAATATCAGAAAAGGGGAGTTTTGTCAACCCCCCATATCTATATCAGAACTTAAAGGTTGTCTGAATTACCCCACCCCAGTTGGAGGAGTTGTCAGCAAGGCGCTGATTGTCGCTACCGTAGATGATAGCAGGAGTGACGCTGATGTTATCAGATACTTGATACTTGTAGAAGATTTCAAGAAGAGTGGACTTCTCAAGATTTTCACCAGTAGGTGCTTGACCGATAGCAACACCAGCAGAGTTACCATCAACAAACACATCATCCCAGGTCAGACCAGCAAACCATGACTGACTGTTAGTAGCAGCACTTTGAGTACCACTCACAGTGTTCCAACCATAACCACCAGAGATAGAAGGAACAATACCTGATTTCTGAGGTTGCCAGTAAGCATTCAGTGCATAACCGTTAGAAGTTTGCCCAGGAACTAGAGCACCAGAAGCACCATTCAGACCGTTGTAGGTGCGAACACGAGTACCTTCAGTACCATAACGATAACCGAATGCAGCACCCCAGTTAGTACCACGATAACCGATTTGTGCAAGAGTATTCAGAGCACCAGTCTCATCAAACACTCCAGTTTCACTATCATTACCACTTTGAGCAACATAGTTTACACCAGCAATAAGACCTTTCTTACCATACTGAGCACCGAAACCAGCACCAGTTGCTTTGTTGTAAACACCAGGAGCACCAGCAACAGCAAAGAAGTCAAGAATACCAGACTTATAAGCAGAAGGCATCCAAGCAATCTCAGTGTTACGAACAGCAGCACCAGCAGTCAGAGTTGCTTTGTTATTAAAAGCAGGGAACTGATAGAACAGGCGGTCAATCACTACGTTGTTACCAACTTCACTGGTGGTGTTATCTGCCTTATCCAGCTTGAACAGAGAAGAACTAGAACCGAAAGGATCACCACTAAAGTTAGATGAACGCAGACGAGTACGAAGCAGATCCTTACCAGTGAACGAAGTGTCCAAATTCAGACGGAGATCGTAGTTAAATGCAGTATGAGTTACATCACCACCTTTGGTACGATAGTCATCAACGCCACCAAGAACAAAGTTTGCTTCACCACGGAGTTTGGTAGTAGTGGAGAACTGAGTTGCTTCCAGAGAAGCAACTTTAGTTTCCAGGTTTGCAACCTTACCTTGAATAACGGTAAGTTCATCACGGAACTCATTAGCAAGGCGCTTGAGTTCATCAGTTTGCTCAGTTACGCGATCAAGGCAAGCATTCAGAAGTGCTGCTGCCTCATAACGGGTCATAGCACGTCCACCACCAAAGGTGCCGTTAGGATAACCAGCAACGCAACCATAACGCTCTACAAGGTTGCTGAGTGCTTGATACGCCCAATCACTAGGTTGCACATCAGAAAGTTGCGAAACGCTTGTAACCTGCTCTGTGGAGTATTGATTGACTGCTGACATATTAAGATCTGCAGCATTAGCAGCAACAGGAGCAACCATTCCCAGAGCAACAGGTGCAAGCATCAGTTGTTTGAGTTTCATAAAATTGTTTTATGTACTATAGGACAATATAAAGATTTACAACAAAGTAAATCTTCGTTATTTAGGAGATCTTAAGCAAACCTTAAGATTGGATAGTATCTTAGATCACTTTCAGTTTTTTGTCAACTAAGATTTGATTAAGAAGCGGGGTATCGGAATCGAACCGACGACATCTAACTTGGAAGGATAGCGTTCTACCGCTGAACTAACCCCGCAAAGTGGGAGATTTCTCTCCCAGCACATTTCCTTCACACGGATAGGAAAAGTATAAGACATAATTAATATTATGTCAAGCCCCCGACAAGACTTGAACTTGCGACAACCGCTTTACAAAAGCGGTGCTCTACCAGCTGAGCTACAAGGGCGAAAGGTAGTGAGTGTCCACCACCCGCAGGAGACACTTCCTGCGATTTTTACTGCATTAGAAGGCAGTGATAAGAGAAAACACCAAACCTTATTCTTCCTGTCTTCAGGAACGCACCAAATGGGTTGGGAGACTCTAGAGATTTTACCTCCGAAGTTTGTCCAGCATTTTCAATTTGAAAGAACTTATGCCCTTCCAACTCCACAACCTGGATTCGAACCAGGGACCAAATGATTAACAGTCATCTGCGCTACCGCTGCGCCATTGTGGAATAAGTTGTCCCAGTATAAGGATTCGAACCTTAAGTTTTTTAGTCACCTACCTCAGGAGATTAACTCCCTTCTGGAATGCGGGGGCACCACCCGACCACATGACCGTTACCTACGGCGTCACTGGGAAGATATAGATGGAGTAAGCGTGATATACCTCATAAGGATATAACAGAGGCTTACCCTCTATCAGTATTATATAGTAACAAACTCCGAAGAATTTGTCAAGCACCCTGAGGAGGATTTGAACCACCGTCTTCTTCGTTCGTAGTGAAGCACTCTTCCACTGAGTTACCAGGGCATTTGGCGAAGGGTGAGGGATTTGAACCCCCATCGCAAGGTTTTGGAGACCTGCATCTTACCATTAGACTAACCCGACTGGTTCTGAGGGTAGGATTCGAACCCACGAATGGCGGGACCAAAACCCGCTGCCTTACCACTTGGCGACCTCAGAATGGGGTGACGTATGGGAATTGAACCCATGTAGGCGGTTCCACAAACCGCTGCCTTACCACTAGGCTAACGTCACAAGGCAGTAGATAGATTTGAACTATCGTCCATAGGCATATGAGACCCGTGCTCTACCAGACTGAGCTATACTGCCAAGGCGGAAGTGATAGGATTTGAACCTATGGATGTCCATATAGGACATCGGGAGATTAGCAATCTCCTGCATTAAACCACTCTGCCACACTTCCTAGTTTCCCTTACGGGAATTGGAATGGTCGGACTTGAACCGACGACCTCACGATTATCAGTCGTGCTCTCTAACCAACTGAGATACATTCCAATAATGAATTGTTGTCTCTTCCCTTTACCTTACCTCAATTCTCATCCCGAAGAGAGCGGGCAGAGGTAATTCCGATTTTTCACAACCATAGTCACTAGCTAGGTGACGGAAGTGTTTTTCATATCGGGCAACAACCCAAGCCGAAGAGGGTGGAATTGAACCACCGACACCAGGATCTTCAATCCCGTGCTCTACCATCTGAGCTACTCCCCGTTTGGTTTGGAAATTCAGGAATTGAACCTGTCGGACAGTAGAGGCGATCAACTCTCCACTCTCCTGTGCTCCACACATTTCCAAGTCGGAATGACAGGATTCGAACCTGCGACAACTGGTTCCCAAAACCAGAGCTCTACCAAACTGAGCTACATTCCGTGGTATTCCTAACGGGATTCGAACCCGTGCTGCCACCTTGAAAGGGTGGTGACCTAACCGCTAGTCGATAGGAACTTGATATGCTACAACCGCCAAGGAGGGATTCTCCATAGGCAGCGTAGCAACGACCCATACGGGATTTGAACCCGTGTTCTCCACCGTGACAGGGTGGCGTGATAGACCGCTACACTAATGGGTCAAGGTGGGAGGAGCAGGATTCGAACCTGCGAAGGCAGAGCCGTCTGATTTACAGTCAGATTCCTTTAACCACTCGGAAATCCTCCCAGAACAGTTTATGTTTAATGACCGAACTGTGGCGGTCTATGGGTCTGGTGGGACTCGAACCCACAACTTCCAGGTTAAAAGCCCGTTACTCTACCATTGAGTTACAGACCCATTAAAGGTTTAAATTTTCAAGGTGCGGTGTGGTCTCTCTCAACCACTTGATTAGAATACCACCATTTGATCTCTTGGGGAGTGGATGGTGGACACTTAGGAAACTGTCACAGACAACAAAAAAGGGGAGGAAACTTTTGGTTTCTCTCCCCTTTATTTGCTTTTATGGATTACATCTTACATATG